ATGCAAAGACACAATAGCAAATTTACGCTCAGTTGGGTGGAGCTTCGATGGTTTTTTAACTCGAGTAAAGACTTTGTTTGATCCCTCAGGATCAGACTCAATCTCGATCGAATCCGCGTGATATGTAACTTTGAAACTTGAACCGGGTTCAAATCCATCCAAACCGTATCGCTGTTGCTCAAGCCACAAGCGTCTTTTGCCCTTTTGGGTATGGATTTTCATTGGCTTTAACTCGATTCCTGACATAGGCATTGTCCTCAGTGTTGTGAATAAAAAGTATCTCCAATTAAGGAAAATTGAAGTGGTTAAAAATTTAGGTAACAGTTAAATAACAATGGTGCAAGAATATCATTAAATGCTAATGTTTATCACACTTTGAGTAGTTTGAGGTTCTGTTTTAATCAGAAGAAGCTTGTGCGCACACAAGAATCTCAGGATTCTCTTCCCCCCGCCAGAGTTTCTGGTTCTTCGGTTCAGAGTTTCTGGTTAGTTCGGGCTAAACCGTGGAGTTTAAACTAAGAACTATATTAGAATATAATGAAATGCTAATGCGTTTGATTCTTGGCCCCTTCTGGGTGGGGGCAGGGATTAGTATATTAGAATATTATGATATACTTGGAGAAAACAACATTAGCGAGTTTCGAAATAGTAACCGACCTTGTCTCGCGCAAAAACCGATGGGACGGCGTTTTCTGATGAAAAAAAAGGGGACCCGAAGGTCCCCAAAACAGTCTTGCAGTTATTCTAGCGATTAAGCTCCAGTAGACTGTGGCATGATTTTGATATATCCTTCCGACATCTCGTAAGATACCGGAGTATCTACGCCGTTCTCAGTATCGCCAAAAAGCTCTTTGAGGCGAGAATTGTGAATGCCGACGATGGCGAAGCGACGCTCAGTCGGGATGCGTTTTGAGGCCGCTTTGACGCGGGTGAACACCGTGTTGGTACCATTCGGATCAGACTTGATTTCTACCGAATCTTCATTGTACACAACGTTGAATCGCGAACCGGGTTTGAAACCGGGCAATCCGTACTTCTGCTCTTCGAGCCACAGGCGGCGCTTACCTTTCTGTGTGTGGAGTTTCATGGACTTATTGCTCATATTAGAGTTTCCTTATGTTGAGTGATAAAATTTAAATGATTCTCAATTATAGAAAAAATAAGTTGACATTTTTTTAGGTTAAGTATAATATAATAAATCAATTTTAGAATATAATTAAACACTAATGCTCGAGGGGGAGTCTGTTCTAGTTTGGACAGATACACAACCTACCATTTTGATTTCAATTTTTTTCTAAAATTTTTTTGATTTTACTAATACTGTGTTAGAATATCAGGCACCTGGGGAGGAGATTATCAAACGAGGACGAGTACATGGCACTACCGAGCTTTCTACAAGCGATGTTTACCCCACAAAGATCAGGGCCGGGTCAAATGGCATGGCGAGATGTCGTTAATGAAGATTCAGGAGAGTTCTCTACTGGTGATACCCAAGAAATGTACTGGAAACGGGGTGCTGCAGCTCCGGGGCATGGTAAGCAAATGACTAGTGCTGTGAGACCGCAAGACGGTATGGGGCAAACAGCTGCACAAGATATTCAAGATGCTATCTCAAAAATAGTACCTGGAACGGATGGCGGCGGGATGGATGATGTCAGCATCACTGAAGTAATGCAAACTTCTGCGCCTATTGGAAATATGGCTGGAGGCTGGGCCGATGAAGGCGATGTAGGTATGTTTACACCAAGCAGAGGATCATTTGTGGGTAGTGGTTTTACACCAACGCATCCAACCGGTGGTGACCCTGGTTTTTATGGAACACAGGATACGAGTGTTACAAGTCCATTAATCCAGCAAGGTTCTCCTATTGGAGAGATGGCTGGTGGTTGGGCAGATGAGGGTGATCCAGGCGCAGTAGGCTCGAATGCGGGGTCAGCATTGCTGCCTCAGTTTGAAGCAACTCAAGATGATATAGGTGGACCACCAATACCAGAAGATAGTGGTATTAATCCATTGGCTGCAGCGGGTGGTGTAGCGGGGGCAGCAGGTTTAGCTGCATCAGCACCATGGTGGATGAAGTTGTTAGGTAAAACATTTACACCAATAGGAGCGCGAGCAGTTCCCGGTTATAATTTAGCTGGTTGGGGTAAGTATAAAGATATCGCACACTTGCTTGGTCGGGGATTAAAGGGTGTAACCGGCGGCGCTGTGGGTAAATTACCGACAAGCACAATAGGCGGTGCTCTTGGAAGACTATCATTGCCAATCACTGCCGCTATGTTTTTTAATGAAATGCGTAAGAATCCACAAATGCATCCTGGTAACTTAGATCCTGAAACTACTGGTACAGGAGCAGCCGTAGCGGCTGGTCAAGATTTAAGCGGGTTACCATCTGGCACAGAAGCAGCTATGAGACAAGCTCGCATACCAGAAATTGAAATACAGAAGGTTTTGGGAGAAAATTATGTTGGACCAACCTTATAAGAGATAAATTTTTATGCCCTGGAAACAAGGACAATCGGGTAACCCTAAGGGTAGACCCAGGAAAAGTCAGAAGACAATGGCTCAATTGCGGAGCCAAATTAGTGAGCACTTGCCAGACGTTATTGAAGTTCTGGCTAACGCTGCTAAGGATGGAGATGTGCAGGCAGCACGGATACTGGTAGAGCGATGTGTACCGTCTATGCGGGCGCTAGACCAGAATATTAATGTAAACGAATCGGTGCGTGGCATCTCTGACGAAGAGTTGTTAGGCCTAATGAATGAATTTGAACTCGGAACGGAGGCTAACTAATGGGCGCTAATGTAAAGATCTTAAACGACACATATAACCTGGGTAAAATTGTATCCAGTGTTACCATAACGAACGCGGGTACTGGTTACACATCTGCACCAACAGTAGCATTCGCAGCGCCAGTAGGTGGCACAGCAGCAACGGGCACGGCGGTCTTAGACGGTGCTACTGTAGACAGTATCACTATTGATTACGAAGGTGAAGGATATGTTTCAGCGCCTACAGTAACAATCTCTGGAGGTGGCGGCTCTTCAGCTGCAGGTACGGCTGTATTAACGGGAACAAATGCACCCAATGGTTCTACTAATGCTCTTGTTAGCTTCTACAACGGTGGTGTGGGTATGACTGTCGATGCTAGTACGCTTCGAGGTATGTATGATGGTACTGGAGGGTTCAAGAAATTCACCATCTCAGCTGTAGAGTGGTCCGTAGATTCTCCTGTTAACATTTCCTTTACCGGAACAGGTACCACAGATGCTATAAATGTGAGTGGTACGGGTTCTTTTAATTATACTATACCAAACGCGGCTACGCAACCAGGAGATGCTACAAACCCTGATATTGTAGTAACACCTGTATCAGGTATTGATGGGTTTGTTTTTCTTAAACTAACCAAAGAAGATTTTACTTGAGGACTAACTAATGGCAAGTACTATCACATCTGGAACGCTAACCGTAAAGTTAACGGAATCAGTATCCTTAAACGGCTCCGATATGGGGGCAACGAATACACTTACCGTGACTGCTATTAACGAGGTTAACCAGCGTATTGTAACCTTGGATGCAAGTAATGTTCGGGCTTTGTTTGAGTTTGGCACAGTTGTTGCTCCTGGTAAGTTTATATCAGCGAATGTCAAGTATCTAAGGATTACCAACAAGGATGATACTAATGGCGTTAGTTTAAACCTTGAAAGTGCATCTAGCAACTGTTGGATTGTTGTGTTAGCAGGACAGAGCTTTATATTGTCTGCTGCAACTAGCGGTATAGAAGCTGATGATGACACGACGATAGTAGCACCCACACTACAGGATATAACAAAGATCAGCGCGCATAGCGCGAATATAATCGATCTTGATTGTTATATAGCGTTAACATAATGGCACAGATTAACCGAAGACCATCAGCTGTTAGACGCGCTGATATAATGGATGCACCTGATACTTTCACACCAGAAGCGCCAAATCCATTCAGTATGAATTTTGGTGATGAGATTACACCAATGGGTGGTCCATTTGATCCGATGGCTGCTATGTTACCGAGTAGCGAACCAGTTAGCCCGATAGGAAGTCCTCCGGCACCAACCACAGGCGTTCCTAAATTAACCGTTCCTAAAGAAGTTGATAAGTCAACGTGGACTGGTTTAACATCTAGCGGTATTCCTTATGACGAAAGTCTTTATGGCGAATGGCACCATTATGCTACGCCAGCTGGTAAGGAAGAGCTCAAAAAGTCCTTTCGCCTTTCGAAAGCCGAAGGGATACACCGAAGAGATGTAATGGGCAGGTCAAGGGTATTACCAACTGGTTATTATGGCTCACCTGATTTCTACGAAAGAAAAGCAAGAGCCGAAAGAAAATTCACCGATAAGGTTGACGCGCTAGTTGCGGGTGGGATGAGGAGTGCTGATGCAAAAGTGATTGCTGAAGCCGATCCGAGTATCTGGAAAGGATACGCACACATGGATCCTGGTGAAGGAGCAGATGGAAGTCCCAGCGTAGGTTATTGGGGTGAAGATCCAACCAGCACCCCCTTGTGGACATATGATCCAGATGGAGATGGCTCAACGTGGTTAAGCGGCGGCTGGTAGGCAACATGGGTAAACTAACAGCAGCAAAAAGAAAAGCAATTCCATCAAAAGACTTTGCAGGTCCTGACAGAAGTTATCCTATTAACGATGCTAGTCATGCAAGGAATGCTCTATCGAGGGTTTCGCAGCATGGATCACCAGCATTAAAGTCGAGAGTTAGAGCTGCAGTAAAGAGGAAGTATCCAGGAATCAAACAAGCGGGGAAATCATAATGCCAAAAGTAGGTAAGAAACACTTTGCTTACACAGCAAAGGGAAAAAAGGCTGCTATGCAGGAGGCTAAGAAAACCGGTCAAACTGTAACACACGGACGCAAGAAAAGCAATACTAAACGCGCTTATTAGTTATGGCTGTTATAAAGAACATCAGCAAGCTGGTGGTTCCTGCGTACAACAAAGGCCCCAAGGATGTTATAGATTATATAAACGCTCAGGCTTGGATACCAACCAGTTCTGACGTTGGCTTGGTAGAAAACCCTGGAAACTTTGGATCGTATGCTGGTACCAACGGTACAATTACTCAAGCAATTTTACAGGTTACTATTAACGCGACTGCTTTGGTAATACCAGCGACAACGCCTATTCCTGGGACGCCTTCTTTGTATCCTCTTTCTTATTGGCCGACTAGTGGTTATGTAAGAATAGATGACGAGATTATTAAGTATACCAGTATTAACCCCAGATCTACGAGTGCCAGCGGTTTTGATGAGTTTCAATTGACATCAACAGCCGATCGCGGGGTATTAGGTAGTACAGCCACAACACATACAGCAATTGTAGGCGGACCAGCGTTTAGTGAGATTTTGTTAGGCGCAACAACTAAAATAGAATACAATAAAGAGTTGGGTGTATTTAATATTTGGACAAGAACAACACAAGATTTTGGTACTGAACAAAGTTATGGCGCGGGCACTAGAGTAATAACGTATGAAACATACCTAATACCGTGTCCTGAAGACGTTGTTACTTTCTTCGAAACAAGTCCGGGTGTAAATTGAGCCTCTCTATCGCTCTAGCAAACGGGTTACCAAGGGACGAAATCCGTGCGCTATTATTATCAGAAATGCAGCGACGCATGGAAGCGCGGAAGACTCGCTGGACAGCACTCGAAGGTCCACAAAAGAAGTTTGTTAATAGTGAGCATCCTCATATACTGTTTGGCGGAGCGCGAGGAGGTTCTAAAAGTGTTGGAATGCTTCTAGCATTTCGCAAGCATGCAGAGAAATACGGAAAGGAGGCGCAAGGTCTTCTGTTCCGTCGGTCATTTCCAGAAACGGGCGAGCTCATCAAGCTAGGTCAGTACGTCTTCGTGCAAGAAGGTTGGGAATGGAAAGTCGGGGAGCGAAAATGGGTCTCGCCCAGCGGAGCTGTGCTACAGCTTAAACACCTTGATGAAGACTCTGATGCTATGAAGCTGCAGGGTTTTTCTGTAACTTTTCTAGGCTTTGACGAACTCGGTAACTGGCCGTCGCCAGAACCTATCGACATGCTTGGAGCTACCATGCGTTCTGCTGCTGGCGTACCAGTTCTGTTCAGAGCTTCCGCTAACCCAGGCGGGCCAGGACATAACTGGGTGAAAGAAAGATATATCGACAATGAGGGTGGGGAATCAATTTTTATTCCGTCGAAGATACAGGATAATACTCCTCTGATGGAGAATGACCCGGGTTACATTGACAGGATCAAAAAGAGTGGACCAGAATGGCTCGTTAGAGCATGGTTAGATGGTGATTGGAACATAGCACCGGGCGCTTTCTTCGAAGGCGTTTGGGACCCAAAGATCCACATTGTGGAACCTTTTGATATTCCATTGGAGTGGAAGAGATGGAAATCATACGACCATGGTTATAAATCCCCGGCTGGATGTGTCTGGTTCACGCAAGACTATGATGGTATAATCTATATCTACAGAGAACGTTATTGGAGTTCTAAACCTAATAAAGGCAGTGAAACACCAATAGAAGATATAGCGAGGGAGATAGTAGATGCTGAAGAAGCTGAGAAAAAGCTTAAAATTAAATTTAAAAGCAATGTTGCTGATTCTGCAATCTTTATGCGTGACGGTCGCCATAAAAGTGTTGCAGACGTATTTGCTGATTATAATGTTGTTTGGGAATCTAGCGCGAAAGGTCCTGGATCTAGGGTGCAGGGTTTACAAGAAATTGTGGACAGGTTATCGAACGGTGGTCTTAAGATTTTTAGCACGTGTAAGCATTGGTTACGCACGGTGCCGTCTTTACCTGCTGACCCCAAGAGAGTAGAGGATATTGATACATCTGCTGAAGACCATTTATTTGACGCGACTAGATACGGATTAATGTTGAGAAGGGCGAGAACTGTAAAACCTAAACCAAAGCACAAAGGTCCGAAACCATTTACGATGGAATGGTTAGATAAAATAGACGAAATGTACACTCAGGATGAACCATGGATAATTTAAACATATTGACAGATGATCCTAGCTTAACCACTGGTATATCTCCTGGTGCGAAAGGTTTACTGAAGAAATTCCAACAGAATGTTGAGCTTTCTTATAAGAAATGGAAAGTTAAATACAAAGAAATAGAGAATTCTCGGAAGTACGCTTTAGGTCGTATGAACGAACGTACTCAGATAATGACTGAAACGCAAGCGTTGTATGAGGGCGGACGTTTAATAAAAGGCAATATCATCCATGCTACACTTCAAGGATTGATACCATATATATATGCTAAAAATCCAGAAATAAAAATCAGACCACAAGAATATGTTGAACCGAGTGGTTACGAATATCGTATAGCAGATCTTTTTGGACAAACGTTACAGATAGTATTGAATGAATCTCTAAAACGAGCAGAGTTAAAGAAAGTTGCTAAACAAGTTTTAAGATCTTGTATGACCAGTAAGATTGGTATTGTGAAAGTTACTTACCAACGTGATTTCTATAAAGATCCGTTAGTTAGTAGACAGTTTAACGATGCGCAAGATAGTATAGCTAAGATGCAGAATGATCTACAAACTTTAATGGCTAACAATGAAGATACATCAGATAAAGAAGCTCTGATAGAAGAAGTACAAAATACAATGATGGCTTTGCAGGATCAAGTAGAGGTTTTGCAGAGGGAAGGTTTGAATCTTGGTTTTATTAGACCAGAAGATTTTAGAATGGATACCTCATTGGATACATTGCAGGATTACGATCAAGCTAAATGGATGGCCAACGTTACTTGGATGACGCCATCTGACGTTATGGAGCGGTTTCAGTTAACAAAAGAAGAAGTTGAAAAGTTTACTGTTTATAGACGGACGCAAGAGGGTATACTTAATCGGTTAAGACGTGATGAGGCTTGGACAAGCAATCAAACAGAAGATGTTAACTTAGCTATGGCCATTTGGGAATATTGGGATAGAACAACACAAACTGTATACACCTGGGCCGAGGGTTGTGAAAAGTGGGTAAAGGAACCGTTCGCACCAAAACGAATGGGCGACGTGTTTTTCCCATATTTTGTTTTAGGTCTTAATTGGATTGATGGGCAAGAATGGCCAATATCAGAAACTGAATTGCTAATGTCTTTGCAGGATGAATATAATACCATACGAACACAACAGACTAAACATAGAGAATTATCTGCGCCATTTTTTGTTGCTGATGCTTCTCGCGTAAACTACGAAGATATTGAGGTCTTTAGTAACGCATCCATTGGAGAGATAGCGCTCATTAATGCTTCAGGTCAAGATGTAAGATCTGTATTTCAACCATCTAACCCACCACCAATGAATCCTGCAGTATATGATACATCTCCGTTGAGAACAGACATGGAATGGATCAGCGGTTTGGGCGATGCACAGCGTGGCGGGGTCATGCGTGCTAAGACAGCAACAGAAGCTAATATTCAACAGGCGGGTTTAGCCACTAGAGTGCAAGAGAAGGTCGACATTACAGAAGATTGGTTAAAGAAAATAGCTTGGTTTGCTGCAGAGATACTACTACAAGAAATTGCACCTGAAAAAGCTCAAGAAATAGCGGGACCTAATGCGTTTTGGCCTATACTTAACAAACAACAGTTGTACGATTCTGTATATTTAGATATTGCTGCTGGTAGTACGGGAATGCCAGACACTGATTCTGAACGCATGAGGTGGACAGAATTGATGCCACTACTAATGCAGGGCATACAATTTGTACAGCAATTACGTCAAATGGGTATTCCAGATCAATTTAACCCATATATACAGCTATTAGAGGAAACTTTCAAGCGTTTTGATGAAAGAATTGATATTGCTAAGTTTTTACCGCCAATTCCGCAAGAAATGCAAACATGGATGATGCAAAACCAGGCTATGCAATCAGCTATGGGCCAATCATCTGGCACAGCAACACAACCACCACAGCAACAACCACCTCAACAGGTGAATGAAGCAGTAAATGCGCCGGAGAATCGCACAAATCAGCGCCTCCGTAACAATAATCGCCAACCGTAGGGAGAAATGTAATGGCAGAAGACAAACAGGAGATGACATCAGCTGAATTGTATGACGATACATTAGAGGTACTAGAAAAGGAGTACGAGAATATACTCGAAGAATACCCCGAGGAGATAGTTAATGCAGCAGACAGTGCAGAATCAACCGAAGAACAGACTACTGAAACTCCCACATACGAAGAAGCTGAGACAGCTCAGCAAGAATCCAGCAACACAGAAGATGATCGATCAACGGCACCAACAGAGACGGTTTCAGAGAGCAAGACAGATGAAACAAGGACAGATCTAGACCCAGAAGATGCAGATCTTTATGGTAATTTAAAACCCAAAGCGCAAGAGCGATTCGAACACTGGATTAACAAGGCGAAAGAACTAGAAATACAAAATCAAGAATTATCGGTGTCTAAAGAGTTGCAAGATTATATTTTAGGTTCTGGAACTAATCCCCAGCAATTAAATTGGTCTCTCGATATTTTTAATAACCTAAATTCAGGCAATTATAACAAAGCTGTGAATGCATTGAAATCATTGGATCAATTTGCTGACCAAATAGGTGAGAAGTTGGGTGTAAATGCTACAAACAATGAAAATGTTAGTTATAACGATTTTCAAGATCTTTCTAACGCGGTAGAGAATTTAGAAATGAGCGAAGAGTGGGCAAATAAATTAGCTGGGCAGAGAGTTACAGAAAACGCACAGAATCAAGCGCAAAGTGATTTCACACGCATGACTGAAGATCACAATAATTATCAAGCAGCATATAATGGTGCTGCTAATGAAGCTTATCAACAGATATCTCGATGGGAAAACCAAGTAAAAGAATCTGATCCTGATTATGCTTTGAAATCTGAAGCAATGCAAGAGGTTGGTAGACGATTAGCTCAGACTCAATTTCCACCGCAAGATTGGTTACCCATGTTGCAAAACGAGTATAATGTATTGAGTGAGGGTATGAAAATAGCCGCACAACAAAACGGAAATGCTAGTAAATCATCCAGGCCCCTAGCACCTGGTAGAAGTAATGGAGGCGTTGGAAGCGCAACCATGTTAGACACCGCAGAGGTTACGCCTGAGTTTTTGCAGGCGCATCTCGATGCGATGCATAATTGACAGGATAGATGAAAACTGGATTCATCACCAGTAGCACGTATAGGCTTTCGTGTAGCCGACCCTGTTCCACATAATTACATTCCTTTGGAGGGAAATAAATGGCAACGCAAACTGCATTAAATGCCAATGATGTATCCCAGCTAGGGTATGTAGCTCTTCAGAACTTTTTGAAGAATAAACCTATTGACCAGGTTGCGACTGAACGTCCCCTGCTCAAAGCTCTAATGGCAAAGAAAAAGCCTTGGGGTGGCGGTAAAGAAAACATCGTCGAGCAGATTCGTGAAGATTATGACAACAATTTCCAGTGGTTTGGTGATACTCATGCGAGTACCGTTAACCTATCTGGTGATGTTACTTATAATACGCGCGACACTGTGAAGCAGGCTTATTACCCTTGGAACTCGGCACATGACGGTTTCCAGTTCTCTGAAGACTTCTTACTTGGTAATGGTATTCTTATTGGTGACTCACAAAGCCCGCGTAATTCAAGCGCGGCTGGTCTTGTACAGCTAACTAACGTATTTAATGAAGCGATGGAAGTGCTTCGACTGGGATTCGAGAAGATCCTCGATCAGTCTTTGCATCTCGATGGTTCCATTACGATGGGTGCTACTACTATGGCCAATAAGGCTATTAACGGTCTAGACTTTCTCGTTCCGTTGAAGAACGATACTGGCATCGTTGGTGGTCTAAACAGAGCAACAGCTGGTACAGCAACTAACCGCTACTGGCGTCAGAATATTGACGTTGGTCGTGGTTTGAATGTTAACGGCACTGCAACTCCTTATGCTGGTAACGTACTATTGGGTCATATGCACACCCTATGGCGTCAATGTCAGCGTAACGGTGGAAGTCCTGACTTCATTCTAGCTGGTACTGATTTTATTAAGTCCTATGAAATTGCAGCAGACTTGAAAGAGTCTCGTTATGCTGTACAGCCTGGTTCTGCTCAGGCTCCTTGGAACATGGACCCATCTTTGGAAATCAAAGATAGCGGTACATTTACAGGCTTGTTCTTCCAGGGTGTTCCAATCATTTGGGATCCGGTTTTTGACGACTTGGATGGTATTACTGGTACTGAAGTAAGTAACACGGTTAGCTGTGCGTGGACCAAACGTTGCTACTTCCTAAATACTAAACATATCACACTTCGTCCGATTCAAGATAACGATATGATTGCGAGGAAGCCTCCTCGTGCACATACCAGTTATAACTACTATTGGGGTTTGACTTGGCGCGGTTCTTTAACGGCCAATCGTTTGAACGCTCATGGTGTTATTTTGGCTAACGGCAGTTAATTTGTATGAAGCTTGGGGGGCTTCGGCCCCCCTTGCATCTTAAGGGAGAGAAATATGCAAAAGATGATTCCAATCATAACAATTGAATTGACTTTAAATCAATTCGCAGAAGTAGGAAAATCATTTCCAGCCCATGAATTACCAATATGGATAGTTGGTTTTGGAGCGGAAAACGTAAGAGTATCTGGTAAAACAGAAGAGACACATGTTATAGAAGACATGGATCAAGAGATTAGCCGTATGTTACTTACACACGGCGAACGCAAGTTACAGGAAGTATTTGGTAGTAGTTATCGAGATGGTATAGAGGTTTCGATAAACCGAATACTTGAAAAAGAGAGGATAGCGAATGGCAGCGAGAACACTGCTGAGCCTAAGAACAGAACTAGCGCAGAGACTAGGGTTTAGTTCCTCTGGTTCTGGAGCTATTCTTCAACAAGGTTTATTTAATTCCGCGTTACGAAGTGCACAAGAGCAGTTATTTTTTGAGTTTGGTGATCTATTAACGCATAGAGTAAATGATACAGAACCTGGCTCTACTGTGTCAGGTCAAGCTTTATATAATTTTCCTGTTGATTGCGACCCATTAAAACCATTAACGATTTCCGTTCAGAGAAGTTCTGGCGGCACCTATTATGAGTTATCTGTAGGGGTTAGCGTTGGAGAGCACAATATCTCTCCTGTTATTAACGATACATGGCCGTCTCGATATGATATAAGAAACGAAGCAACCTCTGCTGGCATCGTTAAGCCAATGATTGAATTATGGCCGACGCCCAACGACGCGTATGCTTTAAAATTAGAGTACAACACTAAACTCGGTGAGTTTGATGAAGACGGTGATTTAAGCACTATTCACCCACAATTGATTTTTCTTCATGCTTTAGTAAACATGAAGGCACATTACCAACAGGCGGATTATCAAATATATGCAACGCAGTTATATGGCTTACTTGGAAGAATAAAAGCCGTTGGGTTGCAAGCTGGTGGTTCTACTAGAAGGTACTTCAAACGAACTCAAACATTCTCACTTGATCCTAGTTCATATTGGCCAGTTGGTTCTAACGTTACCACACAGATAAATAATATTATTTCAGATCATACATTTATTATACCGGCCACCGGAACAGATTCATACATCATAACTGCGGATTCTTAATATGGCAACAAAAAAAGTAATCGATATGATCGCGCGATCGACGTCAACGCTGTCGTATGATGATTATTTATATTTAACGGGAGAATCACCGGATATAGATGAGAAGATGCAAGCGTCTGTTTTGCGTGATTATGTTCTTAGCGGTGTAAAAACAAGTGTAAATAGCGGACTAGCGCAGACATCTACACCGTATGCCGGCGCTAACCCAGAATATGAATTAACGCTAGATGCTAATAATCTTGATATTGCTGGAGGCACAATAGGTTTAACTGACTATATTGTTATAGAAGCGGTGGGCAGTGGTCTAACGAAAAAAATGACGGCCGCCAATGTTTTAGCTGCCGCTACAGGCGCAGTAACAACAGTAACTGGCGGAACAAATTTAACAGCATCGCCGACTGCGGGCGCTGTAGTAGTTAATTTAGACGCAACATTAACTGGGTTGACATCTGTAACTTCTACGGACTTTGTTGGTGCTCTCGCGGGAAACGTAACCGGTAATGTAACTGGCAACTTAACAGGTAATGTAACGGGTAATGTAACCGGAGACGTTACTGGTGACTTGACAGGTACAGCATCAATAGCAACAGCTTTAGCTGCTACTTTAGGAGTAACAGCTGGTGGTACCGGTCTTACTACAGTAGCTAAAGGTTCGGTATTAGCTGTTAATGCGGCTGATACGATTAGTGCGGTAGCTGGTGTAACAAACGGACATGTATTAACATATGATTCTGCAGCTGATACAGTTGGTTGGGCGGCTCCAGGACATATAACAACTATAGAAGGTACTTCTGTACTTTCTACATCAGAAACTGGAACTGCAAAATTTTTAAGAATCGATGGAGATAATTCAAGTTCATGGCAAGTTCCACCCGATACAAATACTACATATACAGCTGGCGATGGTTTAGACTTAACTAGTACTACTTTTAGTACTGATTTAATGGCTAACGGTGGTTTAGAAATTACTAGCACAGAATTGTCTGTTGCTGTTGGTATATCACAATATGATGTTGCTCAGTTTACAACGGGTGTTGTAGATGATGACTTCTTAAGAATTGATGGGACAACCGTGGAAGGTAGAAGCGCGTCAGAGGTTTTAAGTGATATAGGCGCACAAGCTGCACTTACATTTGGTATAGCTGATACTAACGCAGTTAAAATAGATTCAGCTACTGTAGCAGACAATGACTACGCCAAGTTTACAGCAAGCGGTTTAGAAGGACGAAACGCTTCAGAAACTAAAACAGATTTAAGTCTCGATAATGTAGAAAACACAGCACTAAGTACGTGGACAGGATCCACAAACATTACCACTCTTGGTACAATAGCTTCAGGAACATGGGAAGGTGCAGAGGTTGGGTTAGGATATGGTGGCACGGAACTAGTTGGCGAAACTGATGGCAAGATAGTGATTGCTGATGGTGCTGGAGCTCCAGTTCACTTAGATGTTGGTTCTAGCACTGGTATAACTATACTTGGTACTATTGCTACGGGAACTTGGAATGGTACAGCAATAGATGGCACTTATATAGATTTAGAAGGAATTGAAGTAAAATCTACGGGAGAAACTGGTGGAACTAAGTTTTTAAGAGAAGATGGCGACAATAGCTGCTCTTGGCAGACAGTACCTTCTGGCGCTACAGCTGGATTCTCAGTCGCCATGGCGATTGCCCTCTAAAATAGGATAACATTATGGCACAAGACTTTACAAAAGACTACAAATCACAGGTTACTAACGCAGCGCATACGCTACGGACAGCTAACTCTAATGATGCGTTGATTGGCATTAGGCTAACAAACATCACAGCGAGTGCAGTCACTGTAGACGTATGGATTGACGTTGCTGGAGCGGGAACTACGGCATCTGTTGTTTACCTTGCTGATGACCTACAGATTCCCCCGAAGGCATCGGTTGAACTGATACAAGGCGGTGCTAAGATTGTTATGCAAAGCACTGATCTTCTAAGAATTCAGTCTTCTGCGGCAACTTCTGTAGCAGCTTGGGTCAGCGTTGTAGACGCGATCTCAGCATAGGAGGCATTATGGCTGGCGAAACAAACGGAACGCTGTATATAACTAACCCTCCTGCAAAAGAGGGGTTCTTTGAGACTGCTGCAACAATAGATGGTGACTATACGATTGCAGATAACGCAGTGATCGCTGGGCCTACAACCTTTACTGGAGTCATCACAGTCACAGGAACACTGGTGATCGTATGAGCAAGATTAACGTCAATACTTGGGAACCTGAGGGCGCTTCTACAGCGGCTACTCTTATGGCAACTGGTGATACCGTTACGGTGCCATCTGGTGCAGAACTTGATATTGCAAGCGGTGCCACATTAGATGTTAATGGAACGATTGATGTAACTGGTGCGACTACAACTGGGTTTCCTAGTGCTGGGTTTGTCAATATGGAAGTATACACTGCCTCTGATACATGGACTAAGACTGACAACGATCCGACCAAGCTGGTGGTCGAGGTTCAAGGAGCAGGAGGAGGCGGCGGAGGTGGTTCCACAAGTAAAGGAGATGGCGGTGGAGGCGGAGGTTATGCTAGGAAATTTTTAGATGTAACCGATATAGATACTGCAACTGTAACTATAGGAAGCGCGGGTACTGGAGGCGGTTCAAATGCGGCTGGTGGAAATGGTGGCTTATCGAGTTTTGTAAAGGCCACAGGCAGTGGAAGTTTTACAGATATTATTGGTAATGGCGGTAATCTGGGTCAGGAAAACAATTATGGCGGAGGAGCTGGTGGCACAGCTACTGGTGGTGACTTAAATATCACGGGCGGTTCCGGCGGCGGCCAGACAAATGAAAATAACACTGGAGGCGGTTCACAATTTTCTTCCATGCACTATTCTATTACAGGCAATGCAAATCCACCAACCGCAACACCCGGTTATGGTGGTGGCGGGGAAGGTAGTCGTGGGACAACTGGCTATAGTGGTGCTGCGGGATCAGCCGGTCTGATAATAGTGTGGGAGTACAAATAATGGCTAATTACGCAGTAGTTAAAAACGGCGCAGTAGAAAATATAATTGTATGGGATGGTGTGCAGGAAGTGTCCATACCCGACGCTGAGTTAATTCTAGCTGACGAGAATACAAGAATCGGTGGCACGTATGATGGCTCATTCCACTTTGTAGAACCGCCTGTCCCCGAACCTACAGCAGAACAAGTAGCCGCAGCCGAAACAAAAGCAAGCGCCATTGGAAAGCTAAATGCTCTTGGCCTTAACGATGCTGAAATAGCCAGTATCACAGGAGGATAGCGATGGCATCCGAAGTAAAAACAAATAAAATATCCCCCTCAACAAGTACGACAGTAACACTTGGTGATGCTTCTGATCTTTTCCAACTCCCTGCATCAGCAGAGATTGATATAGCTAGTGGAGCGACGCTGGATGTTAATGGCACGATTGACCTCACGGGTGCTACCACAACAGGATTCCCTGCTGGTGGATTAACTGACGCTAGCCAGTGGAGATTAACTGCGACGATTACAGGTGACCACATTCCCATTACAGGGACATGGGAGGAGTCCGACACCTACGGATACGGCAGATTGGGTTCTGCAATGAGCGAGTCATCCGGCGTATTCACCTATCCATCGACAGGTTTTTGGCTTGTTGTGTTTTGCGGAAGTATGGACGGCGAACCTGGCGGATCAAGCCAACACCAGTATCGCATCGACACTACCACTAACAATTCTACTTATAACACTGTTGCATCAGCATTTGCGGAGGCGCAATCGATGCACAGGCAATCAGGAACGGCATTTCACCTGTTTGATGTTACGAGTACCACTGATTGCAAAGTGCGATTCTCTGTTGATGTTTTGAGTGGCGGAACAAGCAATGAAACATTGGGAAGTACAACAGAAAATTTAACATATGCAACATTTGTGAAACTGGCAGATACCTAATATGAAACCAGATCACATCACTACAGAAGAAGTGCAGGAGGCTTTTGGGTTATGAGTGAGGTTAAAGTTGACACAATTTCTGAACGCACTGCTGCTGGTGGAGTAACTATTGATGGCGTTCTAGTCAAGGATGGTACAGCAACTTTTCAGACTGCTGCGGGTTCTCCTCTAGTCTTTGAGGGAGCTACAGCAGATGCTTTTGAGACTACATTTGCTATAACTGATCCGACTGCCGACAGGACTATTACTTTTCCTGATGCAGATGTAACTCTGGGTTCAGTTAAGGTTGCTTATCTTGTTGATGAGCAAACGTCGGGAACTAATGGCGGAACATTCACAAACGGTGCTTGGCGGCATCGTGATTTGAACACG